CCCATCTAAAACAATTACGGTCGATATTGGAGATGGAAATGGAGCTGTTTCTAAGACAACTCCAGCAGGACTATTCTTTGGTCCTCAAGCTATCGGTGTTGGTATCGGTGGTCCTAACGCTCAAGTTTTAATCAATAACAATGATGACTTCTCAAGATTCATCATCCTTATATGGCAGCTATATGCTGGTTTTGCAAACTTGAATAAGGACTTCATTACCACTGCCTTCACAATTACAGAGTAATAGGAGGTATTAACTAATGGCAACTTACAAGAGTGACGCAGGAGCAATCCTACAACCTGGTAATCAGATCAACGGTTTGTCATCATTCAACCATGAAGGTGTATTCGGTTGGCCTGGAATTGAAGCTTTCGAACAGGTTGGTTATGTAAAAGTAACTAACGTAGCAGCTGATAAAGCTAGTTTCAAGAGTTTCAACATCACTGTACCTTCTCCAGATAGAAGAGTTAGTGACAGAGTAAGAGATGACCGCACAAGTTTAGTGGTCAAAGCTAGTACAGACAGACCTGCATATGTTTATGGAGCATCCATAGCAATTGCACAGGACACACCTTCTGGCGGTCTTCCTAGCTTCCCAGCATCTCCAATAACAGCAGATCTTGGTGGTACAACTACTGAGCTTCTACTCCTTGGTCCTGATAATGGTGGTAACCCAATTGGTGTTCCAGCTACACAGGCATTAGGTAACGCAGCAGCTTCAAGTACATTGACAGCAGCTAGTTCACTATTTACTCAAGGATCAGAAAACGTAACACTTGCAAAGATTCCTTTCTGGACATCTGTTACTACAGCTGGTATTGATGATCAGGATGCTGCAAACGCTATGTTGTACAAAGTAACAGCAGACACAACTTTTAAAGTTTATAATGTCGATGCTGTCACAGGTACTACAGTTAGTGGTGATGGTGTATTTATCTCTCAGGATGATTCTGATGCAGGTAGAGCAGCATACATTGTTTGCAGAGTTAACTACTTACGTCCAGCAAAAGCTGTAACTTGGGATGATGTTTCTTCCTTCGTTGATTTTGCTTCACAAGTAGGCGGAACAGATTCATAATCTATATCTTTATAGAGTTACCAAAAAGGCGAGTCTCTCGACTCGCTTTTTTATTGCCAATAAAAAATTCTTCAAGATTTACTTGCGGTATCCTCACAAGAGAGACTAAAAAAGTATGCTTTACCAACACAAAATAACTGGTGGTTTAGTTGAGAAGATATCTCAGCACGGAGAAGGAATCTTCATGGTGGTCAATGCAAATGATGAAGTTGATTATGTTCATGAAGATGATTTAGTTCCACATTTGGAGGCAACTAACGAAAAAATTAAAACAGAAGAAAGATTAACTGCAGAACTAAAAGCTACTGGAGATAAATCTGCAAAACCAACTAATAGAGAAACTTTTCCTCTTGATAGAAGGTTAAATATAAATACTGCAAGTGCTAGACAGATTGCTGATACTCTGCCCGGAGTTGGTTTAAAGACTGCTAGAGACATAAAAGATTTACAAACAACAATGACAGGTGAGAGATATACAAAATTAGAACAATTAAAAGGGATTAAAAGAATTGATTGGGATGCAATATTTAAAGATAATTTAGTGAGAGTAGACTAGTAACAGGTATATTTTACTTGTTTGAATGAAGCTCGATACCTTTTTACAATCAAAAGTACGTTGGCATTTAGGTTATAACATAACTTCCATACCAGCTGGTGACCAAGCTCGACTAGAAGAAGCACTAAATAATGTTCAGGATTCTTTCTGGGTAAGTAAGATTGTAGAACAGGTTAGTAGATGTGATGAAGCAGAAAAAAGAACTGATATGACTGGTAGTGTTAACAATGATTCAGTTCCAAAAAATAGAATTGAAAGTATTCTTGGTGATGTTGATAGAACAGTTTCAACATCAGACTTTCGTGAGACATTAAAGACTTGGACACAAATATATATTTACGAGACAGATAGGTTAGCCATGCATCTTTATGTTCCTAATTATCGTAATCCAGAACAGGCTAGATACAGATTTAATAGAGAAGGTGCAGAGTTTATACAAGCCCTCCCAGGACCGGCTGATGTGGCTGTAGGAACACGTTTATTCCTAGAAACAAATCATAGGTAAGAACATTTCCCCCTGTTATTCTTAAGAAAAGGATTGTAAATTTACAATGGCAGTAACCTACTTTCAAGACACAATATTTTTTACTGATACAAGTTTATCTGCTCCAGGAGATGGAACAGTTTTGCAAGTAGCATCAAATAATTTCTTTGCTACAAAAAGTTATACTTTGACAGCAACAGTAGCTTCTATAAATACTAATGTGGTTGTTCGTTTGGATGGCAGTATAGATGGAACTAATTATGCTCCAATTATTGCAGCTCAAACCATTACTTCAAACGGAACATCTGTTTATAGTGTTGCTGATAGGCCAGTAAAATTTGTTAAGGCTGTTTTTGTTAGTGAAGCTGGTGGAACCGCTGCAACAGTATTATTTAATATAGCTGCTTTATAAATGACTGTTTTACCAAGAACACAACTTGGATATACTTTAGGTATAAGAAGAGATAAAGACATTATTAGTCAGGGTGAGAAAGTACCTGAAAACCCTTTTGAGCAAAGTAGAGGTCGTACTAGAATGGCAGGAGATAAACGAGTAGATATCTTTACTGCAGAAAGGGATTACTTACGAGCCCCGACAGCTAGAGGAGATTTCTTGCCTAATCGTTTTAGAGTTTCTGTACCAGCAACTAATTTGGAGATTTCAGATGGCTAAAGGAAAAATGCCTCCCCAACTTCTTGAATATTTTAAAAATAAAAATAAAAAGAAAGAGGATGGTAGTGGTGAAAAAATGTCTGACAAAGAGAAACGTAAAGAAGCATTAGACAAAGCTAAAGATGCTAAGTCTAAAAAGATGAAAAAAGAAGAAAAATAGGAAAAAAACCTTCCTATATAATTAAACTAAGTCTCTTAGAAAGTAAAAGTGTCAAGCAGTAGTTCAAACAAACAACCATTAATGGTGGATCGCCCAGCAACCGCCTCCACATTATGCACGGTTTCTTCGGGTCAATCTTTCTTAACAAGTTTGATACCTACATCAACTGGTGGTGCTACTAAAGTATTTGATGCTGATTCATCTTTAACAGATACTGCTATTAGTGGAGCATACATAGATGAAATATTTTTTAGGTATACAAAAAGAGTTTTACAAACAATTGATGCAGTAACAGCTACAGCATCAACATATTCTGCAATTAACACCACTTGTACAGTTACTGTTGCATCAGGGCATAATTTAGAAATTGGTCAGAATGTATTTTTAGATTTTACAAGTTACAGTTCAGGAACAGTTCCAAAAGATGATACTTTTGAAGTTCAAGATACAGTCAATTTCACTAGCACTACTTTTGATGTAACAGTTCCGACAGTAGGGGGCTCAGCAATTACAGGAAATGTAAATGTTTCATTACCTACTGATTTTTGTTTTTATCTTGTAAATACTGGAACAGTTACGAATATAAATCAATTTTTTCCATTATTTGTTGCGAGCATAGATTGTAGTCAACAGTATTACAGTTTAACTTTAAATGAAATATTGCCTCTTATAAATCATCCTACAGTCCAAGCTGGATCTAATTTTATATCTGCTAATAATGAGGTAGCTCCTAAACAAAGAGGATTAATGTTGAAGAGAGGTCAAGCTTTGTATGTAGCTGCAAGTGGTGCTAATGCTTTAACAAATGGATTTTATTGTAACGTACAGGGCGGTTTCTATTAAAGATTATGGCATTCGAAATAAAAGGTTTCGGTGAGCCATCAAAATTTAATTTTAAAAGTTTTAAAAATTTTAACAATAATCCAAAAAAAGAAGGAATATATCCGAGAGGTTCTGATGGATATCAATTAGAAAGTGAAGTAAAGTTTTATAATCAAGATTCTTTGTGGACTAGGTGGAGAAGAGGATATGAATTATATGTAATGATGCAAACAATATTAGGATCAACTTCTAAAGAAAGAGATAGAAGAGGAGATTATAGATTATTTTTTACATTTCAACAATTTCCTGGAGTTTTTATACCAGCAAGAATATTTACATTTCCTTCTAAAAATAAAGAATTAGGTGAACATGTTTGTGGAATGAGAGACACAGACGGATTTAGTTTTTATAATTTTGGTTTACCTATACTTGCAGTTAGATATTTAGCTCCCTCTGTAGATGCCACATACCAACAAACAGGAACAACTTTAGTTGTTACTAAAACAGATCATGGTTTATTTCCGGGAGATGATGTTTTCTTAGATATTTCTACTGGCACTGGAATTGATGAGACATTAGAAATTGTAAGTAAAACTCAAAATACATTTACTGTTACAGCTACCAATTCTTTAACAACATCAGGTAATGTAACCTATCACAATTCAACAACATTCACTGACACTAGGTGGAGATTTGTAAGAGTTAAATTAAGAACTTTACCAACAGAAGTAGCATTTCTTGCTGGTGAAAGAATGGCTGATCGGATAATTGAAAAAGATCCGAGAATCTCCTCTACATATTCAAGATCAGGATCAGAAGTCACTGTAACGTGTAGTTCAGTTCATGGTTTATCTACAGGTAACAAAGTATTTTTAGATGTAAGTACAGGTAATGTTTCTTCTGGTCGATACACAATAGAAGTTACATCAACCACACAATTTAAAGTCACTACAATTACAAGTGGATCTACATCAGGAAATCTTACTTTAAGTAGATTATTGAGAGGTTTTAGATATGACGATTATGTTGGATATACAGTAACTGGATCTGATGCTAATACTAATGAAATAATATTTCAAAAGAAAGATAGTTATGGAGCAAGAACTGTAGATACGGTAGCTAAGACCACTGTCCCAGCTCACAGAGGTTTTGCAGTGGGTCGATTTTTAACAACAGAATTAAGATGGAACTGTTCATGTCAAGATTTTTCTAGAAGAGATAGTTATGATTTATTTAAAAGATCAAATAGTTCAAGATTTCCAGTAACACCAATTAGAGATACAAAACCTGGAAATGTATTACAACCAGATGGAACTCTTAGTGACGAAAGAGATATTCCAGGTACCTTTAGAGATTTAGGATATGTAACTATTAACAATTTTTATGAGCTGCCAGAATATGAAGATGAACAAGAAAATTCTTTTCAAAATTTACAATATTATCAACTTCGTTGGTGTAAACATATTTACGCAGCAATGTGGTCACTAGTTCATGATGAAGGTAATGAACCACTTAAATTAGCAGCTAAATATTCTCAATCTGGAGTAAATATAACAGTTGATTTTGAAAATCATAATTTAAATAAAAACGATAAAATTCAATTAAATTTTACAAGCGGAAATGCAATCTCAGGAGAATACACAATAAGTGATGTTCCCAATCCAAATAGTTTTGTAGTTGTATATCCGTTTGATGAAACAACAAGTGGTTATGTAACAGTAGAAAATTTAAAAAAGCATGAGTATGTTGGAGCATGGTTATTAGAACCTAATGACAAACCTATAGGTCAAGGTCTTGAAGCATGGGAAAGAAATTGGAAAAAAGAACAAGAAAAACTTAGAGAATCTGCAGAGATATTTGCTTTATATAATCGTTCTACAAAATGGGAAGGTAATAAAGAAATTATTGGTAATTTTAATAATAAGCAAAATGTAGCTAATTTTGATCCATCTGTTGTAGCTATGACACTGACTGATAGTTTAAAACGTGACGCACAAGGTGGTCTTGATAGATCTGGTCAATCTCTTAATACTACAAATAGGATGATTGCAATGGTAAATAAATTATTTAATAAATCTCCTACTGTTTTAGATGATATTAAGTTTGGAATTATAAATAAACCTTTAATTGAATTTACTGATATTTTTGAATCTGGCTTGATTAATGCAGGCGATTATATAAATGGAGAACTTGTAGATTCTGCTGTAAATACTAGTAATCTTGATGCTAGTACTTATAACCCAGATACTGATCAGGATACAGTAGTAGATGCAGGATTATACATAAATGTAGAGTAAATCATGGCAGTACAAATTCAAACAAGAAGATCTAGCACACTTAATGACAGACCATTCCCGACAAGACTAGGAGAAGGAGAATTAGCTTTAAATAATAACAGTACAAGTCCAGGTTTATTTTTTGCTGATAATGTAGCTTCTCCAAGCACTGGATTAATAAAAGTAGGTCCTGTTCATGTTGGGTCATCGGCACCAAATAGTTCCGCTGCTGGCTTTACATCATCGAGTAAAGGTGAGACTTGGTTGGATACAACGAGTACTGAAATATTCAAAATTTTTGATGGATCTTCATTTCAAACTGCCAAAGCAGTAGTATCTATTTCCGCAGGTCAACCAGCAAATCCTGTGAACGGACAATTACATTATGATACATCTGCAAGTCAATTGATTATGTATAGCTCCGCTTCTTCTGCTTGGATAAATGTTTAATTAGTGTGATTTAAAAGATGATCTAAAATTCTATCTAATTTAGTATGAACTGCTTGCATTTCTCTTAAAAAATCTTCTTTTAAAACATAATCATGAATAACTGT